TCAATCTGTAAGGTTTTAATCTTACCATTCTTTTCTTCTATATTTTCCTTACTCCTAGTCTCTAACTCATCAATAAAATTCTCTTGCATCTTAACTTTATCATTAAGAGACTCTTTTTTAAGTTGTAATACTTTGACCTCCTCTTTAATTGCCCTAATCTTCTCTTTGAAAATATTATTCATTGAAGAAAAGATTTTAATATCTAAAAGATCTTCAATAACTTCTCTACGATTAGTAGCAGTCAATTGCATAAAGGGAACAAATGTACTAGAACCCAGAATAACAATTTGAGTAAAAGACTTATAGTTCATCTTTAGAACATTCTGCTCTAACCACTTCTGTTGATCATTTGAATGAGAGAACTGGTCCATTACATTACCATCTCTCCATATCTCAAAGATATTTGGTTTTATTCCCCTCACTACCTTCCATTGAGTAGTCCCAATAGAAAACTCTACCTCAACTCTAGCATCCTTCTCATTCGTAGAGTTAATTAATTGCGATTTACTAATCTTACGAAATGGTTTATTGAACAAACTAAAAGTCAATGCATCTAATACTGTACTCTTTCCTGTACCATTAGACCCAATAATTAAAGTGGTTGAGTGGTTAGTAAATTCAACCTCAATATATTGATTGCCTGTAGAAAGAAAATTCTTCCAACGTATTTTCTCAAATAAAATCATGTTTAACAGAAGGAGGAATTACAATGTCATTTTGAGTTATAACTGTATAGTTATAATCATGGGATTCACATGTTTTTATCATAACCTCATCTTCAACCTCAATTACATGCATTTCAGGATAATCTTCTTCTTCTAACATCATAGCATAACGTACTGCATCATCTTCCTCTTCAAACAAATAAAGAATTTGTTCACCATCTTCAGTGGTTACAGAATAGGCACCTTCATTCTCTTTACCAGCAACAGTTAGAATATACATTAAACCAACTCACATGCTTCCCTATACACATCCTGCAACATTTTCTTAACTATTGATTTATCAAGCTTTATATCTGCCTCCTCGATATACTTATTAAGTATAGACATAGTATCTTCAGATTCAAAAACTTCATCATCAACAGAATACCACCCATTAAAATCAAAGTTTTCTACAACTTTAATTTCTGCAACATTTGCATTATACAGCTTATCGATAAATTTTTCAAATTTCTTAGTATCTGTTTTTTTCCGAACAATAACTTTTACAATCTTCTTCTCATATTCTCGTGCATCAAACATCTGATAATCTGTGTCCTCATACACAATCTTATAGAACATTCGATAAGGATTATCTACAGGAGTATGTACCAAAGTTTCTGTATCAAAGAAATGAAATCCCTTTGTTTCCTCTACATCATGCCAGTACAATTCATAAGGATTACCTAAGTAATATATTTCCTCCTGGTGAGATCTAGTATGGAAATGCCCAGAATAAACTCTATCAAATTTTTTAAAGACATCAGCAGGTGTACCATGATCCATAGTCACCATATTATTAACTGCAAATCCATTTAACTCTAAATGTCCCATAACAACGGGACACTTAGTTTTCCTAAGAGCCTTAATGGTTGATTCTTCATTCTCTGAATTAATCCAAGGAACCATCATTATCCCCAGATCATCAATCTTTATTTCAGTTGCTTCTGAATATACATGTACATTCTCATATTCACGAAGTAATAAATCTACAGCATTTACATTATTAGTATTCTTATAATATGCAGTATGATTGCCCACAATAGTATGGACAGTTATACCCATCTCTTTTAGTTTATCGTAATAGTTATCCTTTGCCCAGGATAAAGCCGAAAAGTCGATACCTTTACGGCTATCGAAGGTATCGCCCATATCAACAATGGTCGTAATACCTTCTGAATACAAAAGCGGAAAAAATACATCATTATAAAACTTCAAAAAATAATCATGGAAAAGTGTAGAGTTCTTTCTTGCTCCAAAATGTTGGTCTGTAATTATTGCTATCTTCATTAGTAAGTACCCGTCCCCTTTTTATTCCAAACAAAGTTACCAGAAACTACACATCTATCATCACACTCACATACTGGTACGGAATGTGTTAATGCAGCATCAAATATCACACAATCTCCCTCTTGTGGTTCAATAGTCTCTTTAGAATAATTGAAATGTAAAGGACTAGACTTATCAGGTACATTCACATAATAGACAAAGGAAAATAATGATGGTGAATGAGAATGTGCTGTTGTTTGATCACCTTTATTATAATTAACTCCCCAAACCTCTGGGCAACTAATATCATCCTTCTCTATAGAATAAGATCTTAAAAGATTATTTCTTATTTGATCATTAACAAAGTTTAATAAAGATTGCACTTGTGGATAATCAAATAAAATATCCCAATCTGTCGCATGAGCCCTAATATTAGATGGACCTTGTTTATACGGCAAAGACTTGATTATCTGTTGTAAGATCTTGTTATCCTCTGTTTTAGTATATGGAACGACTTTCACTTGTAGATCTTCAATCATCTAGTTATTACGAAGTTTAGAATGGACATTATCCTTTATCTGATTGTAATCAGAGAAATTAGATCCATCTATAGTATTATTATTATCAAACACTTCTGAATAACCAGACTTCTCAAGTATCTTATTCTTAATTTCTAACTGACGTTTCTCTCTTTGTATTCTCCTGAGAAACGCATAATGTATAATCTGCGTAAAGTAAGCAAAAGGATTTTGGGATTTCTCAGGATTAAAATTATGTATGTACTGAACGCAATTTTCGATTCCATCAGAAATCATGTCCTCCTTGAACATGTAGTTTACAAAGTTTGGTTTGAATGATAAATGATTTGCAATCTTTAAAAAACACTCACCTATGTATCTTGGTATAACAGGTTTTGTTTTATCTTGTAATCGTGCAATTTCAACATCCTCACGATACTTAATTAATGCTGCAAGAAACTCTTTATTGTTAACATAGTGCTCAGATCTTTTGCGTTTAGCCATAGGTCTAATTATTGCCATAGGTCTTTGTCACTACTATGTAGATAGTATAACATTTATCTTTCCACTTGACAAGTTCTAATTATACCGTTAGACTAACTCTGTCAGGGTTCAAGGGACGGCTATATATTAACTTTTAGTATCTTTTGTATCTTTAGGATTTTCGGTAAATATTTTTTCTAAAAAATTTCTAGCATCATCTACAGTAGCAATATAACCCATTCTTCTACTCATTTTAGGAGGTTGTTCATAAGGATTTCTTTGAGAATCTCTTAAGAAATTTTGATACATATGAATCATTTCTGGGTCATATGATTCTGATAGAGTAATAACCTTGTCCAAATTAATCATAAACATATCTTCTCTTGTAGTTTTTAACCAGGGTTCTACTTTATAACCGACTAAATTTCCTTTTGCTTTTATTTCTATAATTGTAATTGGACTATGAACAATGAGCATCGTGCGACCTTCTTCTTCAGAGGCTGCTACTTTAGCATATATCTCTTCACCAGAACTAAGTTTTATTGTTGCATAGAAATCGTCTTCGATTGACATAATTTTATTTTCCCTTTAACTGTATTGTGATTATTTCATAATTAAAATTTTCTTCGTTGTAGATTTTAATTCTTTCGATGAAATGATTTAAAGTGTAATTTCTACGAGAGTTATGGGTACAATCATCAGCAATATCATATAGAATTGCTTTTACTTTGTTTGTACTTTTTCGTAAAACCCTCCCGATGGACTGGAGATTTCGGATTCGAGATTTGGAAGGCGAAGCAAACACAACATTATGAAGATTCCTAATATTAATACCAGTCGAGAAAGTACCATAAGAAGCAACAATAATTGCGTTATTTTCAGTCTCAGTGATCTCTCTAACTAGTTCTCTTTCTTCAGCGTCTACACCTCCGTGAATAAAGAATACTTTCCTATCACTATCCTTATTTTTATTTATCTTTTCGAAAAGCACCGCACCATGTGCTTCTACTCGTGAAAACAGTACAAGAGTGTTTCCTTTTAAGTCTAAAGTAAGATTGGTTATAAATTTAGTTCGTTGTTCATGCTCAATAAGATATTGTATCTCATCTTGATATGTCTCAAATTTCTGTGGAGGATGTTTAAGTACAAGACATTGTATATCTAATTGGGAAAGATGACCTTGCCTCATTAATTCATCTGTTTTTGTTACTTTGTATGACGGTCCAAACAATCCCTCTAAGACCCATTTATGCGTCTGTGTGCCGTCTAAAGTTCCCGTAAACCCAAATCTATGCTTGGCATGATGCAGCTTTGTCATTATAGATACTAATGACTTGCTCTTAAATAGGTGAGCTTCATCTCCTATAACTACATTATATTCTTCAAAAAATGAACGAGGTAATTTATATACAGACTGCCATGT